TTGTCCCTCCACCAACCACCACTCTCGCCATAGTATCCGTTTCCGCCATCTTCGAAAAATTCAGCCTCTGTTGTGATAACCTCAAGACTTAGGTCACCATTCCCGTCAGCGGTGTTTCCGTTCACGCTCCTTACTACATTCCTTCCAGAAACAGTGGCCGACTGAGTGTTCACAGACAGGAAGTCTGTTGTCGTTGTGCCTATGTTGGCGGAAGAGGTGCTTACGGACCCGGAATTAACCTGAGTGGACTCTACTGTAGAGGCATTCAGCCTGTTAAGATTAAGTGCATATCCATTGGCAATACCTTGCCAAGACAGGGCACCTTCTAATTCAAGATTCTTGCCCCAAATGTTACCAAACACCTTCAGGTAGGAATTGACCTCATCAAGAGACCACAACTCCATCATTGTAGTAACCATCCCAGAGGGAGGGGAAAAACGGAACCTCATGCTGTCCACTCTCCCATCCGCTCCGCTGGCAGAATTGTCACCGATAACAAAATCAAGCACTGTTCTGTCATTGGCAAGAGTAGATGCCTCAATATAGGTATAGTCTGTACTGTCTACCTTCGTGAAGTTCAGCCGAGGAAGGGATAGCCCTCCCGTCATGGTGTCCCCTGACACATTTACATAGGCAGCTTCCGATTCTTCTCGGGACATTATTCCAAGGTTATTCCTCGCCGCCGATTTGTCTGGAATATCTGAGAGATTAAGGGTTTTTTGAAGATATCTTTCATCTAACCCCGGTATCTGCTCATAGGTAACGTATCGCAACCAATCTGTGGTGACATTCCACATGTAGTTCCACTCTTCTGCCGCCGGTTTTTGTCCTTTATCATACCCCTTGGCTAACAGGTCGTCAATAGGTTTTGACTTGTTTGGCTTCCCCGTCCCTGGGAGGTTTACATCCTGAGATGCCCAAACTACGATTTCTCTTTCTGGCTTTGCCATCAAAATATCCTCAATTAAAAGACCAAGACTCTTCGTCGTCAGAAACGTAAGTCAGGGAAGCAACTCCCCCGGTGCCGTCTCGGTTTGTATCATACACAGATGAAAAACCAAAGGCCTGCTGGTCTCCCAGCATGCCGAATGGGTAACCCTCACTTTCTACAAGCCGTAGGTGAGTTACCAGTGGCAGCATCTCTATAATCTGGGGCAGGATATCAGTAACTTGCATACAAGTGTTGAAAACATTGATGTCCAGTCTGTAATTATATCCCTTATACGTTGTTACCCCATCTTCACCGAAAAGTTGTTTCAGAGTTGCTATTATGTCTGATCTTGTCCCGCTTTTAGAATTGTTCCCGGTAAGGATCATTATAACTGCTCGGTATTCAGGGTCATTGAGCCCATTTCGGTAAATACCTAGTTGATTACCTATTTCATCAAGGTTAGTATCTGTTGCATTCAGAGTAGTTCTCAACTCTGCCAACTCAACCATTTTTTTATCTATTTCTTCAAGTCTTTCAAGAAAAATTCTCAAAACTTTATTGATGTTTGTCTTATCCGTAAATGCTTCAGATGGCAAATAATCAACACCGTCCTGAATAAAATTTTCCAAAGGGTGTATGTGATTAACATCCTTGGTTTGTTGCTCTGAATCATCCGCCATGTCAATACCCCCTAAACTATCTGACTAAAGGTAATATCCTCTGTCTCAACGGAAAACACTTCTGTAGTTTCTGCTGTTATATCCGTGCTCTGGAAGGAGCTATCCGGCTCGCCCTTATTTTTTATCTCCACATATACCTGTGTGAATCTGTCAGAGGAGGTTGAATTCATTACTGTGCCAACAAGCCTTACGTTATAAATGGTTCCCGCGATCTTAGCTCCATTTATAGAAGTGGCGATTCCTTCTGCAACAGCAGACTCTTCAGTTGCAGATAGCGCCCTGCCACGATACCCCACACGGATTTCTAACTCCCTTGCTTTTGCTTTAGTGTGCCACACCCTTTCTACTTGATCATCTTCTGTGGTGATATCATAGAAGGTGTCTCCGTAAGTGTTATTTGATTCCGCCATGGTGTCATATAACACTTGGCTTATCTCAGAGGTGTTCCCTCCGTAGCAAACTGCCATGAACCTGTAGGCAGGTATTCCATAGCTGTTAGTTTTATCAGTGTTATTATTGAAAATTCTAACCTTCTCTATCCCTTCTACCTTGTTTAGAAGGGCAGAGAGAATTGCTGACCTTGTTGCCTTTCCTTCGCTGACGGTGGTAGAAGCCCTGATCCGGTATTCATTATCTGACTCAACATCAGACCCATCAATAAAAGCGGTAAGGTTAGTTATGTCTAAAAACCCACTGGGTACTGGGTTAATTCCCTTTATGCTGTAGGAATCACGTGAAATATACCCGGCCTCTGTTGACCTCACATCCATCAATATAGATCGATTGCCCACAATAGGGCTTGTCCGGAAATCAACCCTGCTGGAAAGTCCTATAAGGTTCTTATCTGTGTCATAACCTATGTATAACGCCCCTTCCGTAGAGTCTATTAATATCTTATCCTGATTAGAGAGGATAGTATTGTTTACAATAAAATCTTTTATTTGACCAAAGAACTGGGTCAGCGGGGCACCAGAGGTAGCTGATAAATTAAGAGATAGGGTTTTTACTGACTGGTCATTTGTGTTCTGTATTTGGAGCCTGTAGCTGCCCGTATTTAAATCAGTTCCCCTGATAACCTGAGCCACCACATTGCCTGCAAGCTGCACGTCCGTGGAAAGTTCATAATCCGTATCAACAACATAAGTCTCTGAGGAATATATCATGTTGTAGGGAACAGTCTCATCAATTGTCATTATGACGGACCCTGTACTCCTTGTTTTACCCAGCCGGTATATGCCCCGCTTTGAAAACAAGTCATCAAGGAAGATCCCCTCTGCACCCTGAAGTGTCTGAGCATAGTAAACTGAACCCATCAGCAGCCACAGTTGATATTCTCTCTCATTGAAGATCTGTATAAGCTTATCAGCTACAGAATTACTCTCTGTATTAAAGTCCTCTCCAAAAGTAGACTTGAAAGTTTTCTTAGTCTCTTGGACAAGATCATCAAGTGGTGGGAGGCTCATCCCGCTACCTGTTAAACCATAATTAGACGCCATTATTCCTCCCATTCCTAATTTAGGCGATAACCGTATTTTACCACATTGCACTGAGAATTAAAAGAAAAGGGAGCCCGGAGGCTCCCTTGATTATTTCCACGTATTCTCCCAAGTACTATCTCCATACTTGGGAAGTCTAAAGTTAACGAGGTAGTAGAGTTTGTTTTTAAACTCAATAGCTGCGCCCTCATCCCCACAAAGAGAGGTATTGCTCTCAGGAGGGGTTGGGTACTCATACTTGTCACTTCCCACGAAGGCAAGGTTTATTTCTTCCTCTTCTTGCGTATAAACTGTGAAGTAGCACTCATAGGACCTTGATGCCACATCCATAGTTGAGGTAAAATCCAGTATCTGAAGAACGTCAGGCTCTTGCCTTACTTCTTGCTTTATTCTTCCATCCAGTACGGACTTTACTGTTTTTTTTCCTACGAATGTCCTGTAGGGAAATCCAAAGGTATCATCAAAATACCAGTCCCCTAACCAAACAGAAAACCTCAGATACAGTCTTTGCCTGAGGGAAAGCTGGTTGGTAGGAGTAAGGACCATCTCTTTTTTATCAGTAGAGTCAAAAGATAGGTCTCCCGTTAGGGGGTCAAGAAGAAAATCTTTATATAATGTAGACATATTTTTCCTTTATAGTAACGGCGTGTCAGTTACACCAACCCCTCTCAGTACCCCTCCATGAACGTGGACTTTAGCCCATTCATAGAAGTCATCTAGATCTACTCCCTTGGCTGTTATTACTCTTCCGTCGGGTGTTATTCTTGCACCGTTGCAAACTACCTGACCACTAGTCTCCAGAGTAAATCCACCGCTTGAATTTGAAGATTTTATTTCCCCTTCTGGGGTTATTGAAACCGTGGCATTACCATTGGTTATTTTTATATTACCATCTGACAGGTATTGAATATCTACCTTCGGATTCTGAATAACAGTGTCACCATTAGGTTTTTGCGTTAAAGAGGCTTTGTCGTTTTCTAAAACCACGTTATCGGGGTCTATGGCCTTTGAATTGCCATCCGTGAATATCTGGGTTACAGCCCAACCGGGGAACAGTTGATGGGTGGTCTGGTCGTTATTGTCGCCCTCATTCCTCTCTGAAAATGTGAGGCCAACAAAATCGCCGACTTTTATCGGCATTGTTAGCCTTGCCTTTCCTCCCGTGCCCGACGGTAAGTGTACAGGGACATCGAAAATAACTGGGTAGCTGTCAACCACCCCGTTGGAAAACTCGGTATATGCTGTTGGCTGTATATCCACTGTGGGGCCTGAGTAATTTACTCCAACCACCTTGCCCCTTATACTGGTGTGTAGGTTGTTCCTCATGTACCTTTCAACGAAGATACCAAGGCCCGTATCAAACCTTCCTGCTTGTGCCATAATAACCCCTCACTGAATCAATTCCCCACGAGTCTCTACAAGTCCCAGCTCAGTAACCCAGTCACCTGTTTCATAACTACCTTTGTGGGTTAGCTCCGCCACCTTGTAAAATCCCTTGTGGTATCTGGTATTTAGGTATACTGTGGACTCTGGGAGTATTGCTCCGTTAAGTAGCGTAGTTACAGTCATACCAACGTCTTCTCTAATATCGTGCTCTTTTTTCTTCTTCGATGACCTTTTTTTCTTCGGGGCCTCTCCCTTTGCAGCCTTAGCTTTGGCCTTCATGAGCTTCTTAGCTGTGTTTGGCTGCTTGGGGGAAGGTGTTCCAACCATGCCACCTTCTTCAGATATCTCGAACATTACATTTCCAAATCGAGAGCCCTGTTTTGTCCAATACACTGCACCGTCCTGAACGGAGAATGTTGACCCTGTATTCTTTGCAAGATTGCCGAGGTTTTGTGATGCCGTTCCTGTAAAAGCCATGGCGTGCTGTGTGGTATTAGATCCAAAATCTACAATCCTGCCCTTGGGGAGCTTTAGATCAGAAATAAGGTCATTCAACACCGTGTTAAGAGGTGTTCCTTTCCTATAAGACCTCGCTGTCTGGGCGCTTGTAAGATTAAGTGTCCCGTCCCCCAAGATGAATTTGGTCTCCCTTGTTTCCTCTGGAAACTTGTCCTCCACATACTCAACTGTACCTGAGAATATTAATTTCTCATCTCCGTCATAACCCGCGTGGAGAAGCACAGCCAAGGATTCCCTTTGGTTGGCGTCAAGATAGTTGACCACATCATCTGAGAGGTTATATACTGTGACATACCCCTTGTTTGGGTCTTTAGAGTTGTCCTTTTTTATACTGAATTCCATGTGGAGGTCTGTTATTTTATAAGCATCCCCCTTATTGGTATTGGCATAATCTTCTATGTTTAGAGCTTTTTCCCCCATAGATACTGGTCGACCTATTATAAGAGTATATGTTCTTTCCCTTGCTTTCATTATTCATCTTCCTCCACATCCTCTAGTCTAGATGCATATGCCATTTGTACACCTGCTAAAGGTCCTATATTGTACCTTCCCGGCCTGTCTGTGACGTCCCTCAGGGGAAAAAGAACGAGGTTACCATTAGGTATATTGTCCATATACCTGTAAGGAGCAAGTAAGTCTGTATAACAGGTCAGTTTTGTGGATATAGTGGGGTCTGCACCTACATCCCCCATAGAAAAAAACCATGACTCATCTCTTTCGTTCCACATAAATCTGAGTTCATAGGTGACAGAGTCAAGAACAACCCTGAATGTCTCATCAGGGTAGCCACTTAACTCAAAGTCAAAAGTTCTAACGTACTCTGTAGTGTCTGCCAAAGCCATTACCTCTTAAGTGATGCAGGATCAAACTCCAGCTTTTTACCAGCCTCGCCAGAAAAGTCAGTAGTCCCTGCAACGTTATATTCCCAGCGTTCTTTAGCTTCCGCATTCTTCCCTATATAGGGCGTTTTTCTTTTTGATTTGGCATTATCATCCGCTGCACCGCCAGAGGCGGTTTGCTTATTGCCTGAATTCTTTTTCCCTGCCTTTTTAGGGTCTGTTTTGGCAAGAACAGTCTTGCTTACCTGCTTAAACCTGAACTCTGAAAGGGAGATGTTTACAGTGACGCACGCGCCCGCATCTCCACTTCTTTCCATGGAGAGACTTGTTATCACGTAGTTGGTCAAGATGTCATCTTCCGTCACAAGGGTCACAAGCTGATGTGAATCAGCTATGGTCTGGAGTATCTCTGAGGCTTTTGCGGGCCTCTTGGATGCAACTGGGTTGTCCTTGTCCGTATCCCTGTCTATATAGTTTCTGGTGTCTATCAAGTAGGGGGAATCAGTTATGATGCCGGAAAATGAAAACTTACCATCTTGAGTTGTGACGTGATCAGAGGCCCTTGCTTTAGATTCCACTGCATAACTGGTCTTGTTATAGTCTTTTGTATAAGAGTGCTGATTTACAGAATCAAATAATATAGCTAAGTCATTTGTCTGGTTCTTGGATTCAAACTCAGATTGTCTCCCGTGATTTAAACCAGAAGCAAACAAAGTGTACTGTAGTTGACCCTCTTCAGACTTTTTCTTCTCGTTGGCAACCAGTACCTCGCTCTTCACCCCTAAAGCATCTAGTGCGGCCTTTCTTTTTTCCCATACAGATTGGTCTTCTGAAGCCATAAAACCTCCTAATAATATTTTAGCATGCAAGCTTAGAATAAAAAAGGGGCCGGAGCCCCAGTATTAATCAGATGACCCACCTTGCATAAGCATGTTGAGATTAAACATGTTGTTTTCATCAACAACTGCACGCACCATGTTTCTCAATTCGCCAGCCTCAACCTTTATGGTTATTTGCCCATCAACTTTTGTTGGAGGTGGCGCAGTAAACTGAGTCCCCCTTGGTCCCGGTATTCCCCCGGAGAGAGATAATGGGTTCAGGGTTGGAGACGGGTTATCAAGGTCCCTCGGGGTATTAAACCAAGAATCCCAGACGTCCATCAGCCCCACAGGTTTCGGCATAGTGGTGCCCATACCAAGAGACGCTGCTTTTTCTGGAGTTACCCCGTAGGCTGCAAGGGTATCATCACCCCTCCTCAAGAATTGAGCGTCTGCGCCGTCATAGACTGTTTTTAGCTCTCCCAGTATGCCCAGTTTACCAAGGAAACCCAGCTTGGAGAATTTACTTAATAACCCGCCGCCCTTAGCAGCCCCACCCGGTGTAGGGGTTGTTGTCCCCTCTGGGGTGGGAGTTGGTCCACCTGTGGGGTTAGGTGCTCCTGGGATGCCTTTGCCCATTCCTCCCATAGCTGTACTTATTGCCACGATTGCAGCCCTTAGGCCAGCAATCTTGGTCAGGATGCTGAGCACACTAGAAATTCCCTTGATAAATGCCCCCATCCCTAGCAAGTAAGCTCCCCAGTTAAACACTTCCTTCAGCATGTCTCCTTTTACTCCGAGCTTCGCTGCATAGTATTCAAATATACGGTCAAGGAATACGAAGTCATCATGCACCTCCGTCACCATGTCCCAAAAGCCTTCAATTACGTTGCCAAAGAAACCCCCGAGGTTTTGAGCTAGCTCCCCGTTGCTGTTCAGAATTGTTGCCAAGTCCCTGAATACGCGGGTCATTTGCTCACCAAATCCACCTTCGAAAAGGGCGTTTTGAAAGTTAATCCAAGACTGCTGCATCTGTTGCATGGCAACCCTGTTGCTATTCAAGGCCTTGTCTAGTGCACCACCCTTCCTTGCAGCCTCCGCAAAATATTTTGATACGTAGGGGAGGATTTTAGCGGCTTTCAATTCCCCAGCCTGCATCTTGTCCATCAACTTTTCTACGTCAATAGTAGTATCGTTGAATGCTTCCTGAGCTGCTTTCACGAAAACTTGGAGTGACCCGGGGATACCTTCCGCCAACTGCCCCTTGAGCTCTTCGGCCATTATCTGGCCTTTACCCATCATCTGCCCAATTGCAGTGATACCTCGCTGGTATTTTACTGGATCAACCTGAAGTGCAGTGGCATACTCAGAGTACCCTTTGAAAAGGTCATCTGTTTGACCTTTATTCATGA